CAATCCGCATATCCGGCCCGGGTATATCGAGCTCCTCGAAGATACCTACGGGCACAACGCGGCCCTGATTCAATCGTATCGATACGGGCGATTCGTTCCGTTCACCTCCGGGCTTGCGGCCTCAAACTACGCGCCGCAGCGGCATATCGTGACCGATATCGAACCCGACCCGGCGCTCGGCATCGACCTGACTTGGGACTTTAACGCGAACTCTCGGCTCGCCTGGGTATCGCTCCAGGCGTTCACGTTTCAAGAGTATGGCGAGCGGATTACGCGCTTTATCGGGCTACACGAGGCGAATGAGGGACACGCTCACCTGGACGAGGCGGTGATCGAGTTTGAGCGAAAACATCCGGTCGCTCTCTTTCGTGATACGCCGATTCACCTCATGGGTGACTCAAGCGGAAACGCGAAGAGTCATAAATCACCGGGCTCGGATTACGACAATATTCGGCGCTACCTGAAAGACCTCGGGTATCGCCGGGTCGATATCATGGCGGCGGCCTCGAACCCGCTTGAAACCGAGTCGGTCGAGGCGCTTAATCGAGCGTTTGCTCAGAACCTCGTGTTCGTGTGTAGGCGGTGCGTTCGACTGCAGCGGTCGCTTTCCTCGACCACCTGGAAAGAGGGAACGAGGAAGCTCGACAAGCCCGCCGACGACGATTGGACGGATCATTTTGACGCGCTCAAGTATCATGCTTTTGCGCGGCTCCGCACCTTTAAGGGAAGCGGGAAAAAAGTTTTTGGAATTACTCAGTGACGAAATTATATCAACATCCAGATTATGCGAAGAAGTCGCGCTCGTGGAAGCTCTACCGAGACCTCTACGACGGCGATCACGCGACCATGACGGGCGAGCAGTACCTTTGGCCGCATGTCCTTGAGCGGGCGACCGTCGACGGGCAGCGCATCCGAGCGATACGGGAGCAGCGCACCCGATACACGAACTATATCGAGTCGATTGTTTCTACTCTCCAATCAATCTTTTTCGTCTCTCCTCCGAACTTCGAGGAGGCAGAGGCGCAGTTTGGTGAAGATAGCGAACTTCTCTCGAACGTCGACGGAAACGGAGCTTCTCTCCTCTCGTTCATTAAAGATCAGGTTTTCGTGAACTATGTTCTTTACGGGATGCCGATCATTTTCGTCGACGCGCTCCCGACCCGAGCCGAGACCGTTGCGGAGGCGAGAGCCGCGGGCCTTCGCCCATTTATGCAGCTCATCAATCCGATCGATATGGTCGACTGGTGGATTGAGCCCGGTCGCGGATTTCAGGCGCTCCGCTTCGAGTATTTTCTCGACGAGCCGCGAGCGAACCTAGAGGAGAAGCCGAAGAGGACGCGGTACTCTCGGCAGCTTTTCCTTCTCGACGGCGTCTATTCCGCGCGGCGGTATAGACAAGCAAATTCCCAAGAGATCGAGGCTTCGCAGTCTCTTAAAAACCCGCTCTCCACGGGCGACTGGGTGCTCGACGCCGAGATGTCCGTTCCGGGCCTTGAGCGGCTTCCCGTTGCAACGATTCTCAATCAAGAGTCTTGGATCAAAGACGCGGCACAAGAGGCGCTCCGGTTCTTTAACCTTGTCTCGACGCGGGACAATATCCTCAACAATCAAGCGTATCAGCGGCTTTTCGTCGCGAGTGATATCGATGATGAGGCGTTTCTCGCGATCGGTGAGTATACAATCGGGCGGCTCCCGAAGGACTCGAACGTGATCGCAGTCGAGCCGACCTCGACCGATGCTATCGAGAAAGCGATCTCCTCCTCGGGAATGAACATTTTCAAAGTGGCATTTAATCAATCGCGGGCGCTCCCGTCCGATGGTGCGGCGGTGGAGTCGGCAGAGACCCTCTCGGAACGAAAAGCGGATCTCCTCTCGATGGTGATGTCCTCGATCGATGAGCTCGAAAAGCTCACGAACGACGCGCTCTCTCTCTACGCTCGTTTCGCGGGAATCGAGGGTTACTCGGCAAAGGTGACGTTCTCGCGTGATATTACGCAGTCGGCGGTGGAGCAGCAGCTTCAGCTTTTCGCCGCGAATCGTGACCTTATCGCTCGCTTCCCGACCTGGGAACGTGCCTGGGCGAAGAAGGTGGTCGAGAAGATGGCGCTTCCCGAAGCGGAACAAATTAAAGCAGAAATTGACGGCGGGATGAATGGCGACGAAGGACGAGCAGAGGGAACTCCGGACTCACCTGAAGGCGCGTGATCGCGGAATCGAGCTCCTCGTCGCTCGCCTTGAGCGGCTCCTCGACGAGAACCTCTCGGGACTCCTTGAGCGGTTAAAGTCGAAACGGCGCGGGACGCTCGTCCCGGCTCAAGAGGCGGCGGCGATGCTCGGAAGTTTTTACACCGAGCTTCAAAATGCGGGCCTCGATCGTGAGCTCGGGTCGATCAACGCGCTCTACGGTGACGAGATCGATTACGTCGGAACGCTCCTTGAGCGGTCGCTCGATAAGGAGATCACGTTCTCGGGTGCTACGCAGCGAACGATCGACGCGCTCATCGAGGTGGACAAGCGAAAGTTTACCGGAGCGATACAGCGATATTCGGGAGACATCTCCGCGGCGGTCATGCGGCAGGTGGTGTTAGGTGACATCCCGACCCGCGCAGCACTCCGCGAGGAATACGGCGACAAGCTCGGCGCTCAACTAAAGACGGAGATCACGACATCGGTCTCGGCGTTCTCGCGAACGATCACAGCCGATCAAGCGCGAGAGCTAGAGCTAGATCTTTTTATCTATCGCGGACCCGATGACGGTTTAACTCGGGAATTTTGCGGCGATGTTCTGAATGGAGAACCGGCGGGCGTCGAGCCGCGCGACGTTCCGATTTATACGAGCGATGAGATCGCTCAGATGGATAACGGGCAAGGGCTCGACGTGCAGATTTATTGTGGTGGGTATAATTGCAGGCATCAGTGGTCACCGATTACGTTGGACCGCGCGATCGCTCTCGGTTATGAGCCACCAAAAAGATGATTAGTTTTTTTAAGGAAAAAACAAAATGACGATTTGGCAAGACCTCCTCGGGTGCAAGGTAACGAAAACGGCGGCGAGCTACACGACTGATGTGAACGATGTGATCATCGGTGTCACCTCCACCGCAGCGGCCCGCACAATCTCGACGACCGCAGCGGATCAGATCGCCGGTCGCGTGCTCATTATCAAAGACGAGAGCGGCGCGGCTGGTACGAATAACATCACCTTTGACCCGGCGGGTGCGGTGACCGTCGACGGTGCGGCAACCAAGCTGGTCAATTCAAACTATGGTGTGATCCGTATGTATTGCGATGGAACGAACTGGTTCTGTTTTTGATGGGTATTAAAACACGAAACCCGATTAGTGCGCGCAGACTTGAGCAGCGTCTCCTCGAAGCGAGAAGCAAGGCGTTCCGAGATGCGTGCACTAACGCAAAAGATGAGATTTACGATCGGACAACGGTCGAGGGAAAAGATTACAGCGGGAAGCCGTTCAAAAAGTATTCTGATCTCTACGCAGCCAAGCGAGCAAAAGAAGGGAGAAGAGTTTCTCCTCCGGATCTTACGATTACCGGGCAGATGATGCAGGGTCTCGATGTTCAGTTTCAGGATCTCGGCGATGGTCGGGAAGTCGCTGAGTTCTACTTTAAGAATGGAACCGGCGGCTATGCTCGATTTGTAAATGAGGTGAGGGAGTTCTTTCGACTTTCGAGGGATCAACTCACAGAAATAAAGAACAGGATAAGGAAGGCGACACGATGAGCGAAGGAAACGCGAATCAGACCACGACCACGGAAAAGACTTTCACTCAAAAGGATATCGATGTTGAGCGGGCTCACGCTCAGGCGGCGAAAGCCGAACTCGACGAGCTCCGAACGAAGTTTAAAGACATCGACCCGGCAAAATATGGTGAGCTAAAAACGCAGCTCGATACTCTCATGCGAGAGCGAGCCGCGAAGGGTGGCGATAAAGAACGAGAAGACCTCGAAACCCACCTTAAAAACGAATACGAGAGCCGCTACGCTTCAAAATACACCGAGCTAGAGGGTCGAGCCTCGCAAGCGGAATCCGAGCTCAGGCGGCTGAGGGTGCGGGCTCCAGCGATGACCGCAGCGGCAACCATGATCGCAAAAGATTCGCTCCCTCTCGTCGAGTCTCTTATCGAGAAAGAGCTCGGATTCGTCGACGGTGAGATCGTTGCGATCGATGAGAAGGGCAAGCCGATCGCCTCTGAGGATAACCCGCGAAACGCGAAGATGAGTCTCGATGAGTATCTTCGCCGTCTCGTCTCTCGCTATCCGTCGATCGCTCTCAATAAACAGCTTCCCGGAACGGGCGACCGCGGCGCGCGCTCCTCCTCTCCGGGCTCGGATGGTGTCGCGACAATACCCGGCGACCTCTCCCGATGGCCGATTGAAAAGCAAAAAGAATTCTTTCGGACAAATCCGGAGGCTCGACGCGCATTTTTGAACGGCGCGGGCTGAAAACAAGTTTAACAACGGGCGGTTTTTGATCGCTCTTTTTTAGTAGGGTTTTATGGCTAACGAAACCAATTATTCGAACGCAGTCACCGTCGCGGCAGCGGTGGACGCCGAGATCGTCCCGATGTTCACATCGGCGGCGATTATGGCGGGTCTTGTCGCTCCTTTCGCCGTCGGAATGGAGAACACGAACGCGAAGAAGCTCCCGAAGTCTGGCAGCATCACCGCGAGCGTGGTCAACGAATCAGCCGCGGCGACTCCTCAGACCTTGAGCGATACCTCGATCACTCTCACACTCCAAAAGGCGGTGGTGGTGACGAAGCCGTCGATCGAGGCGGTGAAGTTCGCGCAGCTCTCGACGAACGTCGCTCGTCATGCCGCTCTCGCCGCTCAGGCATGCGCGGTAAAGTTCGATACCGATGCGCTCGCTCTTGCGACCTCGGTCACTCTGAACGTCGACACCGGCGCTTCGGCGACCGTTGCCGGTCTCCAGCAGGCCGGTTACTCGGTTCGAAACGGAAATATTCCTTACTCGAACCTTGCGTTCGTCGGTAACTACAAGCAGCTGTACCAGATCGAGGGCGATATTCGCTCCTCTGGTAACGCGATCTATGGTAACCCGAACTTTTCGCTTCAGGCGGTAAACTCCGCGCAACCGCGGCAGGGCTTCAAGGGTCAACTCTTCGGAATCGACCTCTTTGAAACCGGCCTCAACGCGACTGCGGGCGGAAACAACGTCGGTCTCGTGTTCAATCCGCAGCTCGCGGTTGCGGCTCTCTATCCCGCGGGCTCCGCTCCTGGATTTGAGACCTCGATCAGCGAAGAGCTCGGATTCCTTGAGAGCGTTTCGTTTATCAAGACGATCATGTGGTATCAAGTGGCGCTCTACAACGACGCCGCCGCGTGCCGCTTGCTCTCTGATGTGTAATCGAAACAATTCGATTCACTAATACCCGCCCGGAGGGTTCGCACTCTCCGGGCGGTTTTTTATAAAAGGATTTCGCGCATGGAAGCGATCGACTACAAGAAAATAAATTCAAAAGATGCGGCGGGTGTTATCGTTAAAGCTCGCCGGAAAACAGTAAAGCCGGACGGCTCATTTCAAGAGTACGATGAGCTCGATTTTTTCCCGTTCGATGTGTCGTGGATGACCCTCGATCATTTTACGCGGATGGTCACCCGTCCCGGCTGGTCGGTCGTGGAAGTAGTGAACGCCGAAAAGCTCCCTCGCGATAAGATGTCGGGCGAGATACCCGACGAGGCAGCGAAGATCATCAAGTTCGCCTCTCACGTTTCGGATGTGAAGACCGCGGTCGAGCAAGAGCTCCGAGCGCAAATCCGCGCTCAGGTAGAGGCAGAGATGCGGAGCGCGACGCTCTCAGACATCTCAACGAAAGCGAAGCAAACCAAGATCACGGAGCTAAAGAATGAGCGATAGACAAGAAGCCGAGCGCAGAAAGTTCGAGAACCTTATGCGCGAAACGAAAGAGCTCGTCAGGGTCACCGGGAACGCCGGGAAAGTCACCGAAGATCAGATTAGAAAACACTGCATCGATATCGCTGAGAAGGCGAATCGAGAAACCAATAAAGGTAAATAGATATGGTCGTCGAAGCTGAAGTTAGGAACTGGATGCGGATCGCGTTCCGCGAAGGGAAGAAAGACGGCATCCCGGCCCATATCCTCGCCATCCTCGAAGCAGAGGCGGCGGAGATGAAAGCCGAGAAGAAAACGGAAAGCAAAAAGAAAGAAGAGTAAAAGATGCCCGCTCCTTACCTGTTCGGACAAGCGCTCACGTTCGAGTTTTTCCCGCTCGCTTACGATTCGAGTTTAACCTCGGCGCAGCTTGCGGCGATGTCGATCGAAAACGCTTACGTTTTCACCGATGCCGCGAAGCCTGGATCGGTGGCAGCGGCACAAGCCGGAACGGGAGCGTTTCAAGGTCCGATCACATCCTGACGGCGGGAAACGGCGGGTTCTCGCTCGCTATCTCGGCGATTAACGACCCGAGCCCGGAGCTCTACCTCTCGCGGTATATCTACTGGGTTGCGGTGAACTTTCGGCTTGCCGCGGCGGCTCAGGTGCAGACCGTTCTCGCACCGCTTGAGGTATGGCGAGGGGATGCCTCGTTCAC